CGGTAGCGGTCTCACCGGGCACCAGCGGTTCGTCCAGCGTGACAATGCCTGCAGCCTCATCGAGCTGCTCCTGCGTGAGCACTTCGAGGCCCAGGAACTTCGTGCGGATCTCGCTGACGGTAATCACCGTCGTCTTCATCGTCTGGTTCAACGCAGCAGCCTGTCCAGCCATCGTCAGCTTCTGGCCTTCCGTCAGTTCCTCAATCTCCGGCCACTCGATGTCATACTCTTTCGGCGTGGACAACGCGCCAAGATTGATGCAGCGGTCAATGAACGGACGTGCAATGAACGGACCGGCGTAGTCACCGCGGCGGTCGCTCACGCGTTCGCTCCAGTTATCGCGGTCCTGCGAGGACGCCAGTTCGCCGCGCTCCGAGCCCATGAGGATGCGGCGTGGAATCCCGGTGCCCGCTGAGATCTGGTCTGTGATAGCGTCAGCGGGTCCCTTGAAGTCCGCTACGTTCGACGAGAGCGGTGTCATCTCGACGCCGCGGGTCGTGACCACGCGCTTCAGCCCGTGGGTGTATTCCTCAATCTGGTCTTTCAGCGCCTGACGAGACGCCGCCTCTTGCACCGGGTCCGGGTTCAGCGGGATCATCGGGTCCAGATTGATCTGCATACCCGCATCAGCGCGTTTCCAGAACGCCTCAGCGCCACCGCCCGTGACCTTGAGCAGATCGAACAGCAGGTTCCAGATGCGCTCCAAGCGCGGGATGCCATACACGCGACTGTCCAGCAGGTTCTCAGCCACGTGGATGCAGCGAGTGTGGTGCACGGGTGTGTCGAACGTCGGAGCGTTGACCGAGTTCACGTCCTGCACCTGCGTGCGGCGGAGAGCATACAGCACGGGCAGACCATACCGCGGCGAGGTCTTGTCTTGCTCGAGCAGGGTAATGCGCGCGTCCTGCTCTGAGAAGCAAGAGATGTAGGCGATGTCACCCGCCTTGCATTTCTCCAGCGGCATGTCCATCTGCCCCGGTGCGCCGATGAGGATGACCGAATAACGCCCCAAGCCCGCGAGGATGTCAGCGGTCTGAAACACGTTCCACAGGTTGAACTTCTGATTCAGCGTCTGCCATTCACGCTCGAACGTCGTCAGCTTGTTCGGGTCGGAGTCCTCGTAGACCTCGCCGCCGGTCCGCCACGTCGCTTTCGGGATCGCTTCCACGATCCGTGCAGCCATAGCGTTTCGCTGATACATCGCACGGTAGTCTTCCGGCTGAATGGTATCCGGATAACCGAGCGCACCGAACATGTCTCGCTTCACGCCGAACGCGAGACCCGCTCGCTTGGCGAGGCCCCACCGTTCGAGCAGTGCGGACGCTAGGGCTTTGAACGCGCCTTGTTCACTCATCGTATCACCACGTATATCCGCCGGCAACAGGCACCGGCTCTAAGAGCACAGAGTTGAAGGCACACCCGGACGCATCTACTTGGTCGTCATGGGCACCCACGGGGAAGTCGCACAGCTCGCGGATGTAGGTCTCGTTCCACGGCCCGCGGACCAATCGAACGTTGCCACCCTCGCACTGTGCGCGGAACGGCTTAGAGCGAGTCACCTTGTCACCTGTGATGGTGACGCCGGCGTAATCGTATCCGACGAGAAGCCGCAGGTGCTGATTGATGACCGCGATACCAGCGGACCCACCTTCTCGCTCCTCACGCTGAGACACCGCGCGCCCATCGCTCGCTGCAAGTTGCTTCAGCATAACGAGCACGCCGTTCGGACCGACCTGCTCTCGCGCTACGTCCTCGACGTAGAAGATCCCGTTCGCTTCTGCGATACGGACGCCGCAAGTCCAATCACCACCGTCTTCGGTGCCACCGGTGTCCCAGCCGCGCACACGTCTCGCGACAACCGGGGCAGCGTCGACGATGGCAAACCATTCACGCTTGAACAGACCACCGCCTTCAGGCGACGGTCTCTGCTGCAGCTGCCCCGCGACGCCATACATGCCGAGGTCAATCTCGAGCTTCTTGACCTTCGCTTCGGTGAACAACGCTGGGAAGAGTAGTTCACCGGCGGTGCGGCGTGGGTCGCGGGGCTCCGGCGTGTAACCGATCGGGTCTTTCTCGGTGGGCTCGCGCTTGACCTCGTAGCGCATGGGCAGCGCCAGGTGTTTCCACCCGCCGCGTTTCAGCAGGTGGCCGCTGAGGTCGTTTTCGTCCAACCGCTGCATGACCACAATCTGCCGCACGTTGACCACGATACCGCGCGAGCTGACCGTGCGGTCGAACCAGTCATTGGCGTTGCCCCGCTCGGTGGCGGAGCGCGCCTGCTGCGCTGTGATAGGGTCATTCGTGATGAAGTAGTTCGGATGCTCGCCGGTGCCCGTCCCACCGACGGAGGACGCGAGTGACCAACCGCCAGCAGTATTGCTAAACTTCTTCTTGGCGTTCTGGTCGTCGACCAGCTTCACGTGATAGTGCTTGCTATACCATTCCGATTCAATAATCATCCGCAGCTTGCGGTTGTCTCGAATCGTGAGGTTGTCGCTGTAGGACGCAAAGACGAAACTCTTTCGCGCGTCACGGGCCCAGACCCATGCAGGGAAGACGACGTCAATCAGAATGGACTTCAGCGTGCCTGGCGGGATGTTGAAGATCTCGCGGTCCCAGTCACCGCGCTCTAACGCTTCGAGGTCCTCGCAGATGAGATCGATGTGCCAGTTATCAACGAACGGATGCTCCGGCTCGATGATAGGCCACACCTTGACCAGGAACTGCTTGAGGATACGCTTGCAGATCTCGGCCTCGATGGCGTCCCGACGAGCGGCGATAGACTCGTATGGTCTAGTGTGTCGCGCTTGGGTTTGCAGCATCGGCCATCGGCGGGTCATCCTCATTCATTCGGATCGCTGCGGCTCTGAATGCAGCCTCAGCACGAGCCGCGGTGGCAAGCTGCGCCAGTTCATCGGCGAGTTTGTCGAGCGGCACTTTGGACAGGTCTTCAGCAGGCTTGTCGAGATTGATGTTCTGCGTAGTCGGCAGGCCCGCACGGTCGAGCAACGTCTTTGCTGCAGAGATGCGGACGGACCATTCAGGGCAAGAGAAGCCATGCACCGAGCACCAGCCGGTCATGCCTTCCATCGGCTCACACTCCAGACCGAGCGCAGCGACGAGAGTCGCAAGCGCGGGCTCGACGGTAGAGAGCAGCATGCGCTGCGCTCCAAGCTTCGCCATCGGCGTGCCGCCACCGTGCAAAATGCACACCTTGCCGCCACGAATCGGCGGACGTCGACACCGAATGCCAATGCTGCGGATGGCGATGCACTGTCGCTTACCGACCTTGAAGTCAGCGTCCACCTGCTCCGGTTCATTGGTGCCGAGGGTGAAGTCGATAGCTGCGAGCGGGTCGTCGAGGGCTGAGGTTGCCATAGGCTACGACGGATAGGCTAAGCCAGGCTCGTCAGCGGGTCAAGCATTAACCGCTGAAGGGTGATTTAACCGGGTCCTAACCGACAAAGACCCGCGGATTCATTACCCTTAACCTATTAACCTTTTAACTCTCTCTCAAAGGGAAAGATAAGCAGTTACCTATAGCGTCGTAGGCTCACATACTACCCACTACACCAAAAGGGACTAGAGGGCTGTCGGTTAATGGGTTAAGGGTTAAGCCCGCGGATTTGCTGGTCAATTCACGAATTTCAAAAAAATCCCGGTTAACGCTGAATAACTCGACGATCTCTGCAGCATAACCCGGCCCGAGTTAAGGTCTCGGTTAAGCGCGCTTCGTGCGTGAAACCTCCGCCCGCCGACGCTGAAGGTCAACTCGTTGTGCCTGTTCCACGGCGTCGTCCAAGTCCACACCGTAGGCGCTCACATCGTTGCTCAGCGTGACCTTCACGCCCGTGGACGTTTGTGTCACGCTGAAGCTGCGTCGGAACAGCCAGTCATAGTTCCGCAGCTTTCGTTCCGCGTCCCTCACTTCAACCTCTGAGCCATGCAGACGAAGCTTGACAGCACCCGCCCTGGCCGATGACACCGTGGACAGTTCCCCACAGCCGGCGCCGTCCATTCAAACGCACATCGCGTGCATTGCTGAGTAATCATCCGGCGCATCGGGTTACTCTCACCGGCGGCTTGCACCACGTCCGGATCCATGGCATTGCGAACGCTCCCACCGTGCTGACCAATCGCGTTCGAGAGGTCTGGAGCCTTCAGCGGAAGTTCGCCGCTGCGCGTGCGCCGTCGGAACAGGTAGACGTCAGCCATTATTCCTTACCGTGCCATGCGCATTCTTTGTGGTGGAATATGCGGAGTATGCGCGCCGTCTCATGCTCAGCGAGAGAATGTCGATACTTGCAGCACAGGCATTCAACAACCGTTGCTTTTCTGCTTCCGTCTTTCTTAAGGGCGAATGGCCAGACAATCTCATTTGCCACGGTGTAGCCTCCGATGTTGCCGCGCGATAGGTAGTAAGCGGCGATACTCGGTCTCGTCGATGATATTCCGCAGACGCGCCAACGCGAGCACCTCGGTGCGAAGGTGATCGCCGCCGAGATGGTCCAAGATCCACTGGCGCTCAGCACGATCGAACTGCTCTTTGCTGACCTGGACACCGCCCCAGAAGTAGGCAATGACGTGGACATCGTTGCTGAACGCAAGGTCACAACCGACGATGACCTTGCTCTTCATTCCCACGGCTCCGGGCGATTCGCCTGCAGCTTGAGCCATTGCCATACACCGACAGCCCGCATGCCATCAAGCAGGGTCATCTCGTCCAGAATGTGGAGCGTCAGCGCGTATATATGGCGAGTGATGGCGAGCTGCGTCTTAGCGAAGTGCTCAGAGAGGAACTCGATCGCCTTGCCGTAGGCCTCAGCCGCTTTTGCGATGGTGAC